GACTGCGGTGGCATTGCGGGGCCGCGACGGCGGGGCTACTGCCGAACTTGGCGATGATGCGGCCTTTGCTTTGCGGGCATCCAGCGGCGGCGGCGACAAGCCGCACGTCATGGCAGCCATGCGAGTCCGCCGACTCACGCCAACAGAATGCGAGCGCCTGCAGGGCTTTCCAGATGGATATACCAACGTGCCGCACCGCGGAAAGCCCGCAGCAGACGGCCCGCGCTACAAGGCGCTCGGCAACAGCTGGGCCGTGCCAAACGTGCGCTGGATCGGAGAGCGCATCAATCAGGTCGAATCGATCAATCGGATGGCCGCAGCATGAAAAAGTCCACACCCTACGGCCGAAAGAAGGCCCGCGAGCAAGTTGCCAAGGCCAACCAGGTCAAGCACGACCTGACCTTGGCGCGGTTCAAGGAACAGCTGCACGACATTCGGCACAGCGCCGCTTCGGCGATGATCAATGCGGGAGTCGATCTGTACACCGTGGGCGCGGTGCTGGGACACAAGAGCCACGCCAGCACGCAGAGGTATTCGCACCTGGCAACAGATCGATTGTCGGAGGCCATTGCCAAAATTGGCAACGCGGCATAAAAATCCCAGAGCAAATTTGCTTGCTATGCATTTGATAGCTGCAAACCCGCATGGATATTGGAGGCGCGGTCCGGAGTCGAACCGGACTAACCGGATTTGCAATACTGTCCGCAATCAGTGCATGGCCTGGGAACCCGCATGGATATTGGGCTACTGGATGTGCAGACAGTGCGCCAGATACGTGGATTGCTCACCAATTGGCAGATTTTTCCCAGAGCAAATTATTTTTAAAAGCCATTGACATTACGAACAATGCGCGTATAATTCAGCGCATGGACAGCAAATTCGCTGACCACCGCGCCTCGGGATTCAGGGGCTGGAGAATCAAAATGAACCTCAATGAAATTCTGGTAATTGGTAACAACGTTCGTTTCAGCCTGTGGACAAACCGCCTTTACATGAAAAATGGCCAACCGGCAGACGTCGTTCGTGAGGGGGTGATTTCTGCGGTTGAGCAGGACCCGGATTTTCCAGACGAATTCGCTGTTCGGATCGGCTCTAGAGAGGTCATCATCAGCACCAACTCTGACGACCGCAAAATTGAAATCATCTAACACCAGCAAATTTTAGGAAAAAATCATGAACCGTTTTGCAATCATCGAATCGAATAGCGGCTATGTTTGGGGTGTTGTTGATGCAGAGGACGCACTGTCGGCATGTTCCGCAGTCGATTCCCAAGCCGGATGCGAGCGCGACACAGGTCAATACGAACCCGTCAGCGTCAGTGAGTTGCGTTCTACACGAGGCGTCTATGACGTGCGGTTTGCACCAGCCGGATTCGCTGTTAATGATGGCCAGAACGCTGACGAAATTGCATCTGTTGACGCCATGCCGCGCGCTGGTGTTTTTGGCTGGGTTGATTCTGATTGAAATGACAAACCACCCGAACCGAGGCCCGGAAGGGCCTTCTTCAAATCCATCTCCAGGCGAGATCCGTACCGCCCGCGAAACGGCTGGTTTGACGCAAACCGCAGCCGGTGCACTGGTGCATTCAACATGCCGAGCATGGCAGCAATGGGAGGCCGGCGACAGGCGCATGCACCCCGCCTTCTGGGAATTGTTCCGCACAAAAGCAAAAAATCCCCCCTCCCCGTGAGGGATGGAGGGAGTGTTCGGAGGTCAGTGCGGCGCCGGCGCAGACTGAGCCAGCAGATTGACGGTGTTTGCAGCTTGGCGCGTGGTGCCGAACCAGTACGCCATGCACACCCCCCATCCGGTTGTAAGGCTTCCGATCAGTTGAATGGTAGTCGGGTCATTTGGAAGCGCCAGGCCGTACATGCGCGCGCCGATGACGCCAATCACTGCGGCAGTCGTGACGGCACTCAGAATTCCGGGCCAGGGCGAATGCGTTGCAATTTCCAGCTTGCGCGCGCTTGATCGGTCGGCAACCTCGTTGGCCTCGTTTGCGGTCTGGAAGTCGAGGTTCATTTTGGCAACGTCAATGCCCTGCTGCCCCATGATTTCGGCATGCTTCTGATCGGCTGCGCGGATGGCCGCCACCACGTCCGGCGTCATGCCGCCGCCCTGCATCACTTTCGTAATGGCATCTTCGCCGCCCCCCGGCGCAACGCCGCACGCAGACTCAAGGGCGGATACAGCTGCGCCCGCGAAAGGGCCGCCAAGCATCGTCGCCAACGTTGGGGCCATCGTAGTCAGCGCTGATTTGAGATCGAATGCCATATTAGCCACCTCTTACAACAGTAATGGTCTTGTCATCGCCGGCAAACACCGCCTCACGAATATTGCGCGGCATGATGATGCAGCCCTCAGACGCGCAGCCGGGGTGCGTGATCGAGTCGCCGTGCATGCGAAAGTCCGAGCGCCCGAACATTTCATTGGCTGGATCTGGAATCAGGATGATCGCCATCGGGCCGAGCTTGGGGCTGTTTTCGGCCTCAGTGAATGTGTAGACGCCCTGGGGCAGCGGGCCGATACCGTGCTGGTCTTGCATGTCGGGGTTGTTGACGCCCTCGGGGTTGGCCCCACAGTTGCCGCCAGCGTAGCCGGTGACGCAGGTCTTGCCAGTTGGGTCGATCAGTTGTCCGGTCGATTGCTCATATGTCCAGGTCATGATTGCTCCTTGGGTGTTGGGGTGGATAGAAGTCGGCGTTCAATGGCGCGCTCAACGGCGAAAAGCAGGCGGGTTGCCATGTGGCCACCGACGCCAGCAGCCGCAGCGCAGACGCCCATGGGCTGATCAATGGCAGCCAGCAGCATAAATACGCCCAGGCCGACAAAGCCGCTGGTGAATATCTCGCCGATGAGTTCCACGACATTGAATGCCCTGGTGTGGCCCTGTTTGACTTTTGCGTACCAGTTGACGGCACCGCCGCCGATGGCCATCCCGAGCGCCAGCAGCCACGTTGCCGCGCTCCATGCTGTAGGGTCTTTTTCGATCATCAGCAGTGACTCCCAGATGGGTCAATGGGGTTGAGCAGCTTTTCGCAGATGAATCCAGCAACCGCGCGCTGATACTCTGTGCACCTGGGGTTCAAGTGATAAAAGCCAAGGCGCGCGCTGATCGTGTAACACCTGTCTGGCGGTATGCCCATGAGCAGCAGAAACACCGTGTAATTCAGCACCACGTCAGTCAGTGCGAAGGCGATCAGCACAGGCGCGAACAGCAGAATATTCAGGATGTTCAATGCCCCCATCAGCCAGCGCCGGTAAACGCCGATAGCCGCAGCGAAGCCGATATAGAACAGGTAGGCGAAGATGATGATAGTCATGGGTTGAGCGTTCCTGCGAGTTGAAAAATGGCGTGCACTTGCGCTGTGGACTGGCCCAGCGCAGCGGCGAATTTCGTGACGATGGGGTCGTTCTCGATGAACGTCAGCGCCTCGGCCCATGCAAGCTGTGTGAGCTGGTCTGCGGCGTTCACAGCGGCGAGCGCCTGCGTGTAGAGGCCCGCTTGCACCAGTGCGGCTTTGAACTGGTAGGGGGTGACGGCCAGAGGAACCGTTGCCACTACCGGGGCTTGAGCCGCACAAGGCGTCATGTGCGCCGCCCATGCAGGCACAGAGCCATCAGGGGATTCGTACTGGTAGTAGCCGCCGCCAGCGTCAGTAAATGCAAGTGTGGTCATCCGATCCTCGCCATCAGGAATTGAACAAAGTTGTTTGTATTGAGTGCCTGGCCATCCGTGTGAACCCGGATAACATCGCCTGCGTTCAACGGCATCGCTTGGGACACAGTTGTTTGGTAGTTCGATACCGGAATAGATGCCGTTGCCACAGCCTCAAGCGCATTTGTCAGCGAAAAAACGTCAACCGTTGGCTGCGTCGTATTGCGCGAAATGCCCAAGTGCATGCCAGCGGGGCCAGCAGCAAAGAACGTCATCGAATAGATGCCAGGGGTATTCACCGTAAACGATGCGCCAAGCGTTGCATTATCTGCATAGGTGATGTCAGGACCTTGCAGATTGGAAACGCTGGAAAAGCGCGCGATCTTGGTGTTTGAGGAGCCGTAACCGTTGGGGAAATACA